GGCTGACGTAGATCGCCGTCTCCAGCTGGTCGGAGGTGACGATGTCGCCGTCGTCCCCGATCTGGATGTCGAACTCGAACTCCCCGTCGAGCGGGTCGAGGTTCAGCTCTGCGTCGATTCCGGTCGTCACGGGTTGTCGGGCTCCTCGGTGTCGCCCGGACCGGTGGAGAACGGTACGCGGTGGACGTGGGTATGGTAGACGACTCCGGTCGCTTCGAGCGTGCCCGTGATCTCGACGTCGCCCGTGATCGTGACCGTGCCCGTGACGTTGACCGCCGGCGCGACGAGCGCGACCGAGGCCGAGGCCGAGACGGTGACCGCGGGCGCGTTCACGAGAGCGGTCCCGCTCGCGAGGACCGAGACGTTCCCGACCGCGGCGAGGACCGCGTTCCCGACCGCCGAGGCCGTGAGGTCCTTCTTCGCGAAGACCTCGACCGAGCCGTCGGCGCGGAACTTCACCCACGAGCCCGTCTCCGGGTGGTAGACCGCGACCTCGCCGGACGCGAGGATCGGCCGCGAGGCCGGCGAGCCCGGGACGTGCGCCAGCGTGTCGACCTGCCCGGACATCCCGAGCATGAGAGCCGGCGACCCTGCCGGCGCGAGCGCCGCGAAGCCGTAGGGGTACCACGCCGCCGAACGGCCGCGCTGCCCGAGGAACGAGACCGACTGCCACGGGAAGGGGCCGACGTCCCCGCCGTCGACGTCGACGACAGCCCAGCGGACGACGCGGGCGACGAGGGCGCGGACGCCCCTACTCAAGCTCAAGGGGGACCCCTCCCAGCCAGTCGTCTTCGCCTTCGACGTCGCCGAGCGCGTCGATGTCGGCGGCCCGCGCCTCGATGTCCTCGATCGCCGCCTCGGCCCGGTAGGCGTCGAGCCGGGTCAGGGTGATCGTCGTCCGCGGCCCCGACTCGGAGGCCGTGAACGAGAGCCCCGAGATCAGCATCCGGCGCCGCACGCCGGCGTAGCCGTCCTCGACGAAGGGCGCCGTGTTGACCTCCCAGAGCGCGCCGGCGGAGGTGCGCCAGCCCTCGACCTCGACCTCATAGGTCACGGCCCGGGCCCGGGCGAGGCTCGACTCCCAGCGCGCTCGCGAGGCCGCGTCGCCGGGCGCGTAGCTCGACTCGCTCGCGATCGACCGCCGCCGGCTGGCCCGGATCGAGCGGTCTCGGTACTCGGCGCCGCCCGCCGCGATGTCCTCGGCCGGCGTGTCGATGTCGAAGAAGCCGAGCGACGCGACGTTCGCCTGCGCGCGGACCGAGTAGAGGTGAAACCGCTGCGAGTGGTCCGTCGACCAGCGCATCCGGAGCAGGTTGTTCCCCTGCCCGTCCACCCGGTTCACGAGCTTCGCGTCGACCGGCTCGGCCTCCCCGCGCACGACGACGAGGTTCCCGTCGCCGTCGCTCCGAAGCAAAGCCTGCCGCCGGGCCGCGACGGACCGGAGGAACTCGAACGCGGTCTCCCCCGCCTCGGGCGCGGCCAGCTCGGCGGCCCCGTCGAAGGTGCGCCCGTTCGTGCCGCTGCGGTCCACGACCTTCGCGTCGACCCCGAGGTAGCGCAGTGTCGCCGAGCAGACGTGCGCGAGGGTGGTCCCGAGGGCCGACATCCCGTCGAGGTTCGAGTCGATGACGTCGGCCATCTTGTCGCGTCCGCTGATCCGGTAGACGACCCCGTCGGTCGTCGCCTCGATCGTGATCTGCTCGATCCACCCGGTCAGGACCCGGTCGCCGTCGACCTCGATCGCGACGGACTGCCCGCAGCGGAACGGGATGTCGTCGACCCCGCGCGTCGCCGCCCGGAACTCGAAGGCCCGGGCGAGCGCGTCGATCTGCACGTCGACCTTCGCGTCGAGGAAGTGCGAGTATCGGCGCCCGCCGACGATCAGCTTCACAGGGAGAGCACCGTCACGTCGCCGTCGAGCAGCTCGTAGGAGTAGCGGCCGTTCAGGGCGGCGAGGTTCGGGGCCAGCTCGTCGGAGCCGTAGAGCGCGAAGGCCAGCGCCCGAGGCGTGGTCGGCGCGATGCTCTCGCGAGTCAGCCGGTAGGCGGTCAGCCGGGCGGCGCCGAGCAGCTCGGAGAACGCGGCGCGCAGCTTCTCCAGCTCGTCGGCCGTCTCGGCGTCGACGCTCGCGAGGCCGAGGATCGCGACGTGCTGCGCCGCGAGCAGCCGGTCGACCTCGTCGACGTCGTCGAGCGTGAGGTAGGAGATCGCCGCCGCCGCCTCGTAGGCGTTCGTCAGGAACATGATCCGCATCGCGGCGCGCATCGCGTCAGAGTTCGCCTGCCGCAGCCGGCCCGGGTTCGTCGTCGTGTCCCCGACGAGGTCGAAGTCGCCGTACTCGAAGCCGAGCGCGAGCCCGTCGAGCGCGGCCTTCGCCGTCGGGTAGACGCTGCGCAGCGCTTGGAACGCGCCCGAGATCGAGCGCGCGAGGAGCAGCGGGGTCTGGATCAGCCGGGCCGCGTCGGCCGTCCCCTTCGCGATCGCGGCGGCGAAGCCGTTGATCCCCGAGGCCGTCGTCTGCGCCTCGTCCGCCGAGCGCTGGATCGCGGCGAACGCGGACCGGGTCGAGGCGAGCCCCTCGTCGTAGGCGTTGACGATCGCGGGCGAGATGTTCCACCGCGCGGCGAAGGCGTCGAGCGCCGTCTCGCGCGCGACCTCGGCCCGCTCGGCGACGAGGTCCGCCGCCCCGACCTCGACGACCGGCGTCGCCCGGGACGTGTCGAGGATGAACTCGATCCCGATCCGGCCGATCCCAAGCTCGGAGAACGTCTCGTCAAGCGACCACGACCGGGCGACCAGGCCCGTCACGGTGCCCTCGATCGGGTGGATGAAGGTCCCTGGCGTCCCGCTCTCCAGCGCTTCGAGCAGCGACCGGCGCGCCTGCGCGTAGGTCTCGACCGTCTGCGCCGAGCCCGAGGCGTCGGGCTGCGTCCGCGCCGCGATGATCCCCCGGATCGAGTACGCGCGCGCGCGCTTGCCGACGTCCGAGACGAGCTGCTCGTCGGAGAAGATCACCGGCGCCTCGGTCGCCTTCCGGCCGCCGACGATCGAACCCGACTCCCAGAAGAATCGGACGCCCCGGAACGAGCACGGCAAGATGGTGTTCTCGAAACCCTCGCGGATCGGAGCCGACATCGTTCACTCCCCCTGCACGCCGGTATCCAACGGCTTCTTCCCGCCTCGGGCGCGCGCGGCCGAGATCGCGGCGTCGATGATCGACCCGAACAGGAGGTCGCCGACGAAGCTCGTCTCCTGTCCGCTCTTGTTCCTATTCGTCGACGGGCCCAGCAACCCGCTCGCCCCGGAGTTGATCGCGCCCTCGTTCCGCGAGAGGAACTCGGCGATCCGCCGGACGAACGGCGCAAGCTCCTCGCCGATGGTGTAGTTCAGGTTGGCGACGCTCTGACCGGTCGAGGACATCGAAGCCGAGATTGAGTCAGCCTTGTCTGCGAAGGCCGAGTCGAGACCGCGCCCCGTCGCGACGTCGTCCTTCGCGTCCGCAGTGATCTGCTCGATCTGACGAAGCAGAGCTTCGCCGGTCCCGGGCTGCCCCAGCTTCCCCGCCGCCGTGATCGCCGCCTTCTCGGTGAGCAGCGCGCGCGCCAGCTGAGGGTTTCGGGCGAGTGCCGTCGCGAGTTTCTCTAGCTGCGCGGTCAGCCCGACCCGCTCCATCTCCTGCGGCGTCGCCGTGATCCCCGCGAACTTCTTGAGGGCGGCCCGCTGCAGCTTCGACGGCTGCGTGAGCGCGAGGATGATCGCCTCGGTCGCCGTCGCCGACTCCCCGGTCGACCCGAGCGACTTCGTCAGGGTGCCGAAAAGGGCCATCGACTCGACGAAGCCGACGCGCTGTCCGGCCGCCATCGCCGCGACGTTCGGGGCGTAGGTGGCAAGCTCGGCCATCGTCGCCTTGCCGACCCGCTGCACCTCGTAGAGGGTCGCCGCGATCAGCTCCTCGTCCTTCGCGAGCTTCGGGAAGTTCTCGACGATCTTGTTCATGGCCATGACGGCCGTCGTCGTCGGCGTGTTGGCCCCGACGGCGAGCTTCATCCGAAGCCCGAAGCTCTCGAACCCGCGCTCGTTGAAACCGACGTCGGAGAGGTGCGCGCTCATCGCCTCGGCGAGGTCGTCGTATGACTTCCCGAGCCGAGCGTTGTCGCGGATCATGGCCTCGACCCGCTCGCGGTGGAGCTTCTTCTCGGCCGGGTCTCGGATCTGCGACATAACTTTGAGCACGGCGTCGTCGAGCGTCGCGATCTCGGAGATCGCAGCGCGCGCCGCGTTGATCGTTACGAACCCCGCAGCGAAGGCGGCAACCTCCCGCGCGGCTTTCCCCATGAACTCGACGTGCTTTTTCTGCGCGACGGTGACGCGACGGGTTGCCGTCTCGGTCCGGTTGGTCGCCGCTCCGACCTTGTCCATCGCAGAGGCGATGTTCCTCGCCTGCGCCGTGAACTGGTCCTTCGCGAGGAACGTGTAGCCAACGGTCCGGTTCGCGGTCACGGGTGTTCGCTCCTACCACGCCGAGGGCTTTGAACGCCTCAGCCTCTCGACCTCTTTGGCGCGTTCGTCGAGAACATAACCGAAGGCGGTCAGGATCTCGGAAACCTCGTCGAGTGGGCGGGCCCAGAGGTCGGCGAGCGTGAGCGCCCCCTCCGATGCCATGGAGACGTGGATCAGCCGCCGGAACCACTCCGTGCGCCCGTCGTCCCCCGGCCGGTCAGAATCCGGGAGGACGCTCAGGCTAGGGTAAAAGTCGCGAGGTACTCGCCGGCGATCTTCTGAAAATCCGCGAAGGTCAGACGCGCGAAGGTGATCGGCGTGAACTTCACCTCGCCGTCGAGCAGCCCGACGCCGTGCTCGACGAGAAGCTGCTTCACCATCGAGAGCACTTCGCCGAGGTCGGAGTCGGACGCGGCAAGCGCCGAGATCATCTCCTCGCCCGTCATCTTGGCGGTCTCGCCCTCGGCGTCCTCTGCCTCGGGGATCGTCCCGCCGGCCGCGAGCAGCTTTGCCCGGGCGATTTGGTTCTCTCGGGCGAGCGTCGTGAAGGCCCGCGTCACCGCTTGCCGGATCTTGGCCGCCGGGGCGAAGGCGTCGGAGGTCGGGGCGCGCAGCACGACGAACGTCGCCTGCTCGACCGTGCCCTTCGGCGAGGCGTAGGCGACCAGCGTCGTCAGAGCGACGCGGCTCTCGGATTCCATCGTTCACCTATCGGGGAAGGGGCCGGGGGTCAGACGGCCGTGTTCGAGCCCCACTCCAGCTCGATCGTTCCATCGGGGCTGAACGGGACCTCGGGGTCGTTCGTGACGGCCGCCTGCGTGAAGCTCCGCACGAGCCGGTTCCCGAGCCCGTCCTCGCTCTGGATCTGGATCACGTTCCGGTTCCGGTTCTGCTGCCACTGCCGGATATCGTCGATGTTCTCCGGCGTCGAGCGAAGCGCGAAGCGGACCCGGCCGATCGCCGTCTCTTGGTTCGTCGCGAAGACCTGCGACACGCGCCCGCCGCCCTCGCTGACGGGCAGGATCCGCCGCTCTCCGAGGCCTTCGGAGTAGCGCAGCGACCCGGGCACGATCCCGATCTGGACGTCGTTCACGGTGACGACGGCATCGGTCAACTGGTCGGACATTTCGGGCCCCCTATCAGCCGGCGGTCGAGAACGCGACGGTCATCGTCGCGACGATGGATCGGAGCTGGGTCACGATCGGGACGTCCATCGTGATGGTCACCTTCCCGAGCGCCATGTCGATCGCAATGTCGAGGTGGTCGTCGAAGAATGTCACCGCGGCGTCGCCGCCCTGCACGAGCACGAACCCGTCGCCGGCGAGGTCGCCGTAGAGCTTCCGCATGAAGGTCCGGATCGTGCCCGCGTTCGCCATGTCGCGGCGCGCGATCGTCTCGCCCTCGGTGAGCCGGCTCTGCGCGAACCGGGCGCGCAGGTTGTTCGAGAAGTATTCCCGGACCTGCGAGGACGTGTCGACGTATTCGAGGTTCTGGAAGGTGACGTCCGGGATCCCCGCCCCGTTCGTGACGTAGGTCGTGACGACCTCGCCCGCGATCGCGCCCGAGCCCGACGGGTCCTGCCCGATGATCGTCCCGCCGGCGTTCTTGATCGCCTCGATGTCGACCCCCGTGAACCCGCGACTCGCGCGGGGGACCGAGAGGTCGGGGAAGAGCGTGTTGAAGTAGGGCAGCGACGCGAGCGCCGGGCCGCCGTACTGGTCGAGCGGGGCCGGGGTCGTCAGGTAGCGGGAGATCGGTGCGTCGGTCGTGAGCCGCAGCGCGCGGATCGCGGCGAGCATCGTCGCCTTGACGTAGCTCGGCTCGTTGATCGCCGGGCCGACGTAGAGGTTCTCGGCTTGGATCTCGTCGACGACGTAGACGAGCGTCTTCGCGTTCTTCCCCGCGTCCCCGAGCTGCGTCCCGCCGGTGATCCCGCCGAACGTGTCGGCCTTCGCCGTGAACCCGACGCCGTCGAGGATCTTGTCGGTGACGTTCCACCGGGGTTCGAGGAAGTCGGTCAGGACCGTCGTCGCGAGCGGCCACGCCCACACGATTCCCTGATACCGGGTCTGCCCGACGACGTCGAGCAGCGAGGTCAGGGTCGGGTCGACGGAACCCGCCACGCTCTGCAGGATGTTCCCGATCGTGAGGCCCGGGATCGAGCCCTCGATCTCGACCCCGAGGTCGTTCGGCACCGTGCCCGCGTGCTTCGCCGTGAAGGTCAGGGTCGTCGAGACGACCGTGACGTCGAAGGGAAGCTCGACGTCGAGGTTCAGGTAGACGGCCGCCGTCGCGAGCGCGGTCGCGGCGCTGACGCCCGACGCGAGCGGGACGTCGATCGTGTGGAGCTTCTCCGACCCGATGCGGAAGCGGAGCGTCCCGGCCGCGGTCGTGGTGCCCGACCACTGCGTGCCGACGATGCGCTTCACGCCCGAGCCCGAGTCTCGGACGCCGATCGCGTCGACGGCGACCTGCGGCGCGATCCGCTTGAAGGCCCGGATCATCTCCGAGATCATCGAGGCGCGCCCGAAGAGGACCGACTCCTCGCCGTTGTTCCCGATGTCGCGCGACCACGCCTTGTCGGCCGCGGTGCCCGTCCCGAAGGACTGCCCGCAGATCAGCACCCGCTGCGGCGAGTTCGCGATCGCGAGGCGCGCGGAGGCGATCGAGATCGCGACGCTCGGCTGGAAGATGATGCTGCTCACGACTCGTCACCTCCGGAGTCAGCGGCGAATCCGCCGTCGATCTTGTTCTCGGTCGCCGCGGGCGGGAGGACCGTCACGCAGCCGTCGATCTTCGAGTCGCGCACACGGTGCCGCCAGAAGAGTTCGGCCGGCTGACCGTCTTCGAGAGCCGGGAGGGTCAGCTCCGTTCCTGCCGGAAACCGAAGGATCTTCTGGTTCAGACGAAGTCGGATCTGCATCGCGCGCGCGCTCCCTGTTCCTGCCGCGTCAGAGCGGCACGTCGTCGAGGTCGACGTCGGCCGTGGCCCTTCCGGTGCCGACATTGAAGCCCATGTCTAGAGCGATGTCACGGAAGGCGACGTGCTCGCCGACGCTCGCCGTGTCGTCGATCCCGATCGAGGCGGTCTGCTCGAAGTCGTAGCCGTGGACGTAGTACGGCCCGGGCTCCGTCTCCTGCCCCGCGTGCCCGACGAACTGGACCGGGGCCGAGGGCTTCGAGCGCGCGAAACCGGTCGGGAAGCTGACGCCGAGCAGGCTCAGGCAGAACGCGCGGACAAGATCCTCCGCTCGGTCCCGGGCGCCGCGGCCGAGGTGCTCGTCGGCCATCGGGATCGCGACGAGGATCGAGAACGGCTGAACGAGGGTCTGCTGCCACCCACCCGAGAGCGCGTTGATGTCGACCGCGTCGAGCGTCGTCTGCCGCGACCGGCTCGTCGTCGCG